TCTTCGGACTTCCCGAATATCCTGGCCAACCTGGCCACCAAGTCCATGCAGCAGGGATGGGACGATGCACAGGAAACCTGGCCGATCTGGACGGGTGAAGGAAGCGTATCCGATTTCAAAACTTATTATGACAACGCCTTATCCGAGTTTGACGATCTGGAAGAGATCAAAGACGCGGGCGAAATCAAACTGGGCGGATTTACCGAAAAAACACCCGAAACATATAAAATTGCCAGCTACGGAAAAAAGTTCAAGGTCACGCGCGTGATGATCATCAATGACGACCTGAACGCGCTCACCGCCATGCCGGCCAAGCGCACCGAAGCGGCCAACCGCAAAATCGGCGATATCGTCTATGCCGTCATCACCGGAAACGGCACCATGGGAGACGGCGTGGCAATTTTCTCAACGGCCTCCACGCGCCTCAACGATGCGACATCGGGTTACCTGTCGGCTCCGGGAATTGCCAACATCGCCGAAGGCATAAGGGTTATGGGAACGCACAAGGACCTCGCCGGAAAGCGTCGCCTGAACATCCGCCCGCAGTTTTTTGTGGCGCCGAAAGCACTGGAAGGGACCAGTGAAATCTTCTTCCGCTCGGATAAATATTCCGACAACGATACCGTGGCGACGGATTCCAGCTTCGCCTCCACCCGGGTAAACCCCTATTCCGGGAACTATCTGACCCGCGTCTATGAGCCCCGTCTGGATGACGATTCCGAGTCAGCCTGGTACCTGATGGGACCCAAAGGGCGCACCGTAAAAGTGGTCTTCCTGAACGGACGCCGCGGACCCATTCTGGAAATGATCCAGCCTGGTTTCAGCGTGGAAGGCTTTGAATATGCCGTTGTCATCGATGCCGGCGCCTATGCGACGGATTATCGCGGCATGTATCGGAATGAAGGAGCGTAAGAAGTAGTAAGTATTAAGTTTTAAGTTTTAAGTTTTAAGTAAAGCCCGCCTCCGTTGTCATCCCTGCGGAGGCGGGAATTCAGGAATAACAAAAACTTTTTTGGAGGAAAAAAACATGGCTATAAATAAAGTTCAGGACGGAAAAGTCCTTCGTCTGACCGTCGGATCCACTATTGACTCCGGCGATCATGTGGTTGTGGGAGGCGCCCTGCGCGGTGTCGCCCTGACCGATTATGATTCCGCTGACGCCAAAGCGTCCGTGGAACTTGGCCCGGCAGTATTCGACCTTTCCGTGACGGCGGTAAACGATGCCGGAAACAGCGCCGTTGCATTGGGCGACCGGCTCTTCACGGACGGCACAACTATCACAAAAAAGAAATCGGGTAAGTTCTTCGGCATCGCTCTGGAAGCGGTGACCAGCGGAGCGACATCAATCATCAACGTCTATATCCCGCCTCCGAACGGCCAGGACGGAGCACTGTTCAACATTATCGCCGCCGGCGTTCACGCCGTAGCAGATAGCCCGCTCGACACCTCCGAGCTGATCCCCGTCACCGGCGCCCTGGCGACCGACGTGGCCATCTGCACATTCCAGGTCAACGGCGGATCGCCGAAACTGACCATCGTATCGGCGCTTCCGCAGGCATCCCCCGCCGGTATCGTTGTGACGGCCAGCGGGACTTTTACGGCCGGCGACAAAATCCAGTATGCGCTTTTGCGGGCGGCAGTTTAATCATTAATCGTAGGGGCGAATCATGATTCGCCCCTACAAATGCCGCGAGGAGGCCAAACATGTATAAAAATCACGTTTTAAAAGCCCTTGCCAAAAAGCAGGCGGACGGCGCGCAAACCCTGGGTAATAAGGGCTATGAGTATCTGGCGCATCACCAGATCACCATCGAAGTCTCCGCGCAGCCGTCAGCCGGGACGCTGGCTGTTCAATACCTGCCGCCCGGCGGAAGCGAATATGTAACCGTAACCGGTTCTCCGGTGGATCTGACGACGCTCAACAAGTCGAAAACGTTCCGCCTGGATAACGTATATGTCGAGGCGTTTAAATTCACTCCATCATCCCTCGATACGGAAAAGACCTATAACATTATCGTAGCGAGCAACGAGCAATGAAAGAAACCCCTGATCTCCTGATCCCGGCGCTGGAGCACATCTACCTGGTCCCGACGGAGCTGGCGGACGCAACGGCCACGCCAATCCGGGACGAAGAAACTCGCCTGATCCGGGACGAACAGGGTTTATCAATTTGTGAACGATAAACATCACGGGGGACGCGGAAAATGGATTTATTGCCGGCACATCCTTACATCACGGTTATTATTGCTCTGATTTTATGGGAAGTTTTAAAACAGGTTATTGGGTTTTTTTTTAAGAAAGCAACGAAAAACGACTACCTCAGGATAGAGGACTTTAAAACGTACCAAAATGACCATTCCGAGAAAATCAAGGAAATATGGGAATGTGTCGGCGAGATCCGCGAAATTCTATTGATCGTTGCGGTAAATAGCGGCATCCGCGCTGAGGAGTTGAAAAAATTAACTTCGGTGTGAATCATGGCCACGGAACAAGATTTTAAAAAATGTCTGGCTTTCCTGTTTCAGGTTGAGGGCGGGTTTAATAACGTTCCCGGCGATTCCGGAGGCGCCACGAATCACGGCATCAGTCTGAAATTTTTGGCCGGAACCGGCGACTATGACCTGGGGGATCTGGATGATGACGGCGATATCGACATTGACGATATCCGCGCCATGGATCCGGAGAAAGCCGCTCTGATATATAAAAAATATTTCTGGGATTATTTCCCGATGAAGGAAATCCCCGCGCAGATTGCCGCCGTTTTGTTCGATGTTGCGGTCAACAGCGGACAAAAAACCGCCGCGCGGCTGCTGCAGGAAACCCTGGGCGTAAAACCAGACGGCGTCATCGGACCAAAAACGCTTTACTCGCTGCGCATGATCACGTCCGATTATAATTTTGCTGATCAAATGTGCATCCGGCGCCGGAATCAGTATGTGTCCTATGTCAATAGAAATCCGGTCTTATCAAAGTTTCTGAACGGCTGGATGAATCGCGTGGAGAAACTGAGGAAGCATTTATTTGAAATGTAGAAGAAGAGGTAAATGATATGGTCTGGTATTTAAATCCGAAAAATATAATTCTCTGCATTTTGGCGCTTTTAGTTATCGCCGTCTTCGGATTGTATCTCCATCAACGTGCGGCGCTGAAAGACAAGGATATTGTCATCACCAGCCAGAACGGAAAGATTGCCACGATGCTTCGGGACAATGTTGACCTGCAGGGGCAAATCCGGGATTACAAGACCAATCTGGCGCAAGCCCGTAAAGCGCAGAAAGCGCAGCAATCAATCCAGACAGCAACCGCAACCATCCGCGAAGAGGTGCTGCAAATTAAAACCGTGGTTATTTTGGAGGAAGCCGATGAAAAAATTATCAGCGATGCTACTTATTATTTTAATTCTGGCGGCCTGCGCAGGTCCGAGATCGGAGATACAACCGGTGATTCAAAAGCCGGCGGAAAAGTATTGCCCGGCGCCGGTCCGCCCGATCCTGATCGATCCCATCATTGGACAGTCAAACAAATCATGACGAATTACCTTGAGTTGATTGATTACGCGCTCAAGCTCGAAAAAACGGTGGATTGTTATGAAGATCATTAAAAGCAAGTTTTTAGAACTAAACCGAAAAGACATATTGAGAGCGCTGGGGATCGCCCTGGGATCCTCCGCGATTTACCTATTTACAACCATGAGTTCCGGTGTTTTTCCGACCCTTGATGTTCTCAAGTCAACGGTAGCGGTATTCATTGGATCAGGCGGATCGTATATCATCAAGAATTTTTTCACAAATTCTGATGATCAGTTTCTTACGACCGAACGGAAAGAATAAGTATTGGAGTTATAAAGTATAATGGACGCCATCTTCGTCAATGCCGTTTCCGATATCTTCAATTCGCCGATTGGAGAAGACGCGGTTTACACGCCCGCGGGCGGCGCGGCGGTAGCCTTACGGGTCATAATCAACCGCGATATTCTTCTGCAGCCGGACGGATTGACCGCCCAGGCAGCCGTGATTGGAATCAGCATCGAAGCGCTGCTTTCCGAGATCGGACAGGAACCGAACCGCAATGATATTTTCACCGTCGGCGCGGAAACTTTTACCGTGTCGAGCATTATTCGCAACGATGGTTTGACCGTGGAAGCGGTGGTGACAAAATGAGCGCATTTTCAATTCAGATCAATCAGGAGGATATGAAAGCCGTCCGTGGTATGCTGGACGGAATCGAGAAATCCATTTCACTGGTGACCATGCGATCTATTAATAAAACATTGACCGGCGTAAAAACAGACGCCTCCTCCGCGATCAGGGAGAAGCTTAATGTCAAAAAATCGGCCGTTGATGAGACGTTTAAGATTACAAAAGCGACCACACTGAATCTGGCGGCAAAGTTTCAGAGCACCGGAAAACCACTTTCCCTGACCGATTTTATTGGAACAAGACAGGTCCAAAATGGTGTTTCCGTACAAGTCAGAAAGGACAAATCACGGACGATACTTCAGCGTGGTTTTATTGCGACCATGAAGAGTGGTCATGAAGGCGTTTTTTGGCGCGACTGGCAGTGGCATAATAAACCAAGTGCAAAATTAAACCGATTTATTCCTTATTCCAGGTTACCAAAGATATACAGACTTCCCATCCAAGAAGGCTACGCGCCGCGCGTGCCTGATTATTTGGGTGATAAAGGCCCGATCATGAAAACGGTTTTAACCAAAGCGAATGAACGGCTGCACAACAACCTGGAGCACGAGTTGGACTTTGAATTAAGCAAATTATGAAACGAACGAAATATGAGCTACGAGGGACAAAGATATGAACACCATCCGAGAACTGATCATCCTTGAATTTATGGCCAGGGCGGCTGTAATCCGGACTACCGGATCGCCGCAGGCTTACGCTACGGACATCGGAGAAAACGTGGTTCGCGCCCGCAAAACGCTGGACGCGGACGAACTCCCGGCGATTGTCATCTGGCCCATGTCCGAAGAAAGCCAGAACACGCACGGAATGGCCAGGCATATCATGACGCTCCGCGCCGAAGGTATCTGCAAATTCGGAACGGATAATCCGTCCGTCATATCCGAGCGGATTCTGGGAGACCTGATCAAATGCTTCACGTCGCCCCTGTGGGACCGGCGCCGGCTTGTGGAAAGCCCTGAATCTCCGGTGACCTACCTGCAGCCGTATGCCGATTCCATCGTCTATAAAAGCGGCGGTCTCGAATCCGCCCTGGATGACGGGGCGGTCAGCGTCGGATCGCAGGCCGGATTTGAAGTGACATACTGGACAAAGATTGGTGATCCATATAACCAGTAAATGGTGGATGATAAACTGTAGGGCGCGTTCCCCGAACGCGCCGTAAAAACGAAAATCGGAAACGACAATGGAAGAGACAAAAAAAAAAATCATGATGATAACCGGAAGCGCCCCATGTGTTCTGCAAGACATTGACGGCTTTTTTTCAACCTTTGGTCTTCCGCCTGCGCGCTGTTGCTACATGATTATCGGGCTTTCCGCGTCGGGAATGCACGCGATCCACTCCCGGTATATGGCGACTTATCACCCGTCCGAAATCCCGGAAATCAAAAAGAGGCGCGAGGGAATTGGCGGAAATACTGATTATACCGTGATATCGCACCTGACCGGCCCCGGCGTTGATATTGTCGAGCCTCTACTTCCGGGCGAGAGGTCCGGATCATCCGCCCTGCTGGGCGCGCTGGCCGCCATCAAGCTTGGATATGACAGGATTGTCCTTTGCGGCTGTCCACTGGAAGGGAAAAACGATAACGGAAGCCCTTATGAGAGTTTTCGCGTGGGATGGGAAAACAAGAAAAAGTATCTGAATGACAGGGTCCGCTCAATGAGCGGGTGGACGCGGGAGCTGCTTGGCGCTCCGACACAGGAATGGCTGCATGGTTGAGTTTATAACTTATGACAAATACGTCCGCAACGTCGTCAAAACCGGAAACGGTCATTGGACGGCAAAAGGGATTGATTATGCCGACCGCTGGCCATATCACCAAATTGCGATTGATCTTATCCGCTCGTTGAGAATTGATGATCCGTCGGACGTTCTGGAAATCGGCGCATTGGGAGCAACGCTGGTTAAAGGAAGCGATACGCTGGATTTCAACAGTGAGGAATTTAAAATCACGGGATATGATTACAAGCCGACAATCAATCATGATTTACGCATTCTTCCCTGGCCGATTGACAAGCATTACAAAGTCGTCGTCGCTTTGCGCGTCTGGCATCATCTTAAGCCGGTGGAGCGTGAAGCTTTTCTGGAAGCAAAACGAATTGCGGAAAACGTCATTATCGTTTGTCCTGAAGTCAATGTCCGCGGGCGCGGGATTACCCGGAAACAGTTCGAGCAATGGCACGGCGGATCGGCGGAAATATTCTCCGACGTCGCAATGGGTCCGCTTTATTTATTTAAGGGGACACCATGAAAGTGCCAGTTAAAAACATAATTCATCA